CCCATATAGGGCGGGTTTGAATCCCGCACACCACACCAATACGATATAATAAAATTTACTTTTATATGCAAGATGCATTTTTGACAGGTACAAAAAATTATGATATAATAAGTATATAAAGTTGATAGATTACTAAAACCATCGATGGAAGTAATTTAACAAGTGCAATAAATAATTACATAATGGATAAAAGGGGAGATTCAAATGAATCGTAGAGAGCGTAGACAAGAAGCAAAAAAGAACGGTGTGCCATTTCAACCACAATATAAATCAAGCAAACGTGTCATTCGAAAGGACAGCGTGAATATCGAAACAATCACTGTTGGTGGAGCACCAAAGACTTATGAAGAAGCATACGGAGTAGGTTATGAGCGTTTCAATAACAAATTCGTAACAATCCGTGAAGTTGAAGAAGAAGTGACAGAGACAGAAAGCACAGAGGAATAAAAGAATAACACCGCTCAGATGAGCCGAGAGTCAAGGGGTTTCTAGAGCCTCTTGGCTTATTTTAATGGAAAAGGAATGAAGAGGGATGAGGTCTTATACTAACCGTGATGGAGATTCCATTACTGTATCAGAAGAGCATTTAACCACAGCCGTAAAGATTAAGCAAGAACTTCAAAAAGCAAGTCCATCAAGAAAGTGCTCATGGCAAACGCTTGTCAAGTTAATGGAGAAAGAAGGCTTTTTCGATAGCGAAAACAGTGAAGCATACCGTTGTATGATTAAGTCTTATCAGAAGAGTATCGGAGAGCTACCAGAAGCTCCTACATACGCTAATATGGTTGCTGATGGTAAATTAGCTTCTATTAAAGAATTAGTCGGAGAAATCGCTTATGAGAAGCGTGAGAGCCAACACGTTTTAAGACAACTAAATAAAGTAAAGCGTGATGTGATTGACTACACTCTACTTGCAGAACAAATTGGTATCGCTTTTGATAAGCATGATTTTTCAAAGCTACGACTGAAATACATACCGAATAGGAAAACAAGCAAGAAAAAAGCTATTGTCAATCTTTCAGATATCCATGTTGGTGCGTTGGTAGATAATGAATACAACAAATACAATTATGAGATTGCTATTCGACGCATGCAGGAATACTTAGGCAAGGTATTAGACATATGTAGAAGAGAAGGCATTAAAGATGTCTATGTTATGAATCTTGGAGATGTGATTGAAAATCCTTACATGCACAATCTAGCTTATTCATGTGAATTTAATCTGCAAGACCAGATTCTATATGCAGGAGATTTAATCATTAAATTCTTAGTTGGGCTTTCAGAAGGATTAGGAAAAGATGCAATCGTGCGTACAGCGGGTATCGGAGGAAATCATGACCGCTTGAATGCAAGTAAAAATGATGCACTTGATGGCGACCATGCTGTTAAATCCGTTAACTTCGCTATTAAGAAATTTCTTGAGAATGCAAAAATCAAGACTATCATCTATGAACAAGCACAAGATTACTCTCATACAATCGAGATTAACGGAATCTTTGTTAAGTTTGTACATGGTGACAAAGACAATATCAAAGATGAGAACTTGTTAGCTAAGCATTGTAATCTTGATGGAATCCATTACACATTGATTATTATGGGACACTATCACCATTTCCGCGCGATTGAGCAAGGTTTTGGACGATATGTTGTATCATTCAACTCATTAAAAGGTGCAGACAATCACAGTGTTAACCAGTACCGTAAATCATCATCTGTTGGTCAAGGAATGGTCATTGTGGATGAGAATGGTGAGTATGATATTATCCCTATCAGAATCGCTTAATTTGAAGGAGGTGTAGGATATGGAAAATACAGATTGGAAAATCGAAAAGATGATGGCGTACCTAAAATTACTTACTCATTTGCATGAGTCTGGTATGGGCGACCAATCACAGAAGATTGCAGAGGTACTTGAAGAATTACATAAGAAAATGGGCTTTGGAGCTGGACGAAGAGGTATTGTCGTTAAGTCTCCAGACAAAAAAGAAGTCATGCTTTACTCAAGCGGTGAAATCAAAGAAATCGAAGTCAAGAGAATAGAAGAGTAGTATAAAATCTGTCTTTTATTACAAAGTGACACAAAACGTGTTAGCTAGGGGCTTTATTAGTAGAAAGGTCTTTAAAAAGAGTATTTCACAGCATCTCACCCGCCTCTCCCTCGGTTGGGGTGCTGGATTAATGCTCTTTTTTAGTGCAAATAAATCGAAACAAAACAAAAGGAAGTGAGATGATGAGTACAAGAAAACGTAGTACAGAGCCTAAACCAAAGAAGCAATGTCAAGGTGTTTGCGGAAAAATGAAAGCGCATACATTCTTTTATAAGGTTGATAGCCCTATGTTTCCAGATGGCATGATTAACATTTGTCGTGACTGTGTTCGTAGCACAGTTGATACAGAAGATGTTGAGCAAGTAATCAATTTCTTAAGACAAATTGATAAACCATTCGTCGAGAAATATTGGACTGAATCTGTACAATCTGGTAAAAATCCGCTTGGAGAATATATCAGAAAAATAAACTCATTACAACAAATGAAGGGTAAGACCTTCAACGACAGTGACCATATGAGTCCTGCAACAATGAAAGCTGAAAAAACAATTGAAAAAGATACTGTTGAAGATATTGAATCACCAGATTATCTCGTAAACGTGAAAGGTGAGCCTATCGTATTTTCACAAGCACTAGCTAATAAGTGGGGTGCTGGATATGAGAAGCATGAATATCTCAAAATGGAGAAGTTTTATCAAGACATGGAAGCAACTCATAAGATTGAGACATCTATCCATGTTGACTACTTAACTCAATTATCATACATGTCCATCGAGCGTGATAGATTACGTCAAATCGGTGATTGGCAAAACTATCCTAAGATTAGTAAAACGATTGAGGACATGATTAAATCAGCGGGTTTCAGACCTGTAGATAGACAAAGTATTGACGATGCAACAGGCATCAAGACATTCGCTCAAATATGGGAAAAGGTTGAAAAAGAGGGATGGAGAAAACCACCAGTTACGGAATTTAATGAAGATATCGTAGATGGACAGATGATTGCCCTTTTAAATTATTACCACAGATTAGTAGGTAAGCAGATTCTTTCTGAACTTCCAGATGAAGTTAAAGAAGAATTAGATGCATTCTATGAGTTTGATTCAACTCCTGTTGAAATTAATGATGAAGAATATGAAGACTTAGATTTCAGCGTAGAGGAAGATGAAGACGATGAGTAATAAGTGGAAACCTTGGAGTGAACTTGAGAATATCAAGGGAACAAACAAGAAAGAACTAGACAATATGTTAGAGCCATTCGCTGAAATGTTAGCATACTATCAAGTTTATCCAGATAGATTTATCGACTACATCTTGGAAGACGACAGCACATTTAAGCTTTATCCTTTCCAGCGTATCTTCTTACGCGTCATGGCAAGATATAAAAAGGTATACATAACCGCTACTCGTGGTACATCTAAATCGTTCTTAAATATCTTATCTATGTATTTGAAATGCATTTTCTTTCCGAATATTAAACTATCGCTTGTTGCTCCACAAAAAGACCAAGCTAGTCAAATCGCACAAGCAAATATCGAAGCTATTTGGAATTTTATGCCATTGCTACAAAAGGAAGTTCAAAAGTGGCAATTCGCAAAAGACTTTACACGATTAACTTTCTATAACAAAGCTGTACTTGATATTGTCGTAGCCAGTCAAGGTTCGCGTGGATTACGTCGACATGGGTTGAGCTTTGAGGAAATTTGTCAAATGGAAAAACATAGGGAAACAATTGGTGAGGTTTTACTACCGTTACTAGCTAACAACCGTAAAGGCGCTGATGGTGAGGTTTCAAAGCATGAGATACATAAACAGCTCATGTACGTTACAACGGCATCCTCAAGGCAATCTTACGCGTGGGAACAGTTATCTAGTGTCATGGTTGATATGGCAATCATGATGGATAAAGAAAGATTTCCAGATAGCAGGGCATCCGCTTTTGTTATTGGAAATGACTTTACTTTACCTGTTATGTTTGAACAACTTGACCCAGATTATATTGAAGATGTTAAGAAAGACCCTTCAATGTCTCCACTTCAATTTGCTCGTGAGTATATAAGCGTTTGGACAGGTTCAAGTGAAAACAGTTTAGTACAACTTAAAGACTTAGAGAAATGTAGAATGCTAAAGATTGCTGAATTTGAAGCGGTCAAAGGACAGCATGAATATATTATCTCTGTCGACGTTGCGCGTTCTGAAAAGAAAAATACAGCAACAACAGCAATTGCTATCTTCAAGTTGATTCCAAAAGGAAATGGTACATACTTCAAGCACTTAGTAAATGTTCATACATACAAAGGCAACATGCACTTCGAAGACCAGAGTAATTACATTAAAGACTTGGTGAACAAGTATAATGCCACTCAGCTAATCATTGACGGAAACGGATTAGGACGAGGGTTAGTGGATTACTTGGTTAAAGGGAATGAGAGATTTGACCCTTATTCAGTAAATAATGATGATACATACGATAAATACAAGCTATCAAATTCAAGACCTTTGATTTTCAATGTTATGTCCAATACAAAGGAAACAAAGGCATCGAATATCTACAATAACTTCATGGCTGTTATTGCTAACCATGATTTAAAACTTCTAGTCTCTGATGCTGTAATTAAAGAGAAATCAAAAGAGAAAGATTTTGAGAAGTTAGGCGCTCAATTAGTACCTCACGTTGAGACGAGCTTATTTGTAGACGAGGTTATGAACTTGGTTTATGAGGCAAACGGAAATGTCACAAAGATTAAACAAGTTTCAAAAAGCATGGACAAAGATAGATTCTCGGCTGTTTCATACGGTCTATATTATATCTATCTACAAGAGCAAAAGAATCAACAAAGAAAGAGACAATCTTTTGATGTGCATGGTTACTTTGCTGTGAAAAAAGCGAAGCACAAAATTTGGGATAGATAGGAGGTGGAAAAATGACAGAGCAAAATAATCAAGAGCAAAATCAAAATTCAGAGCAAGAAGAAAGATTTGAGAGAAAGAACTTCTTTCCTTTTCATCGGAATCAAGAAGTTTTCTCAAAAGTAATGATTAGCGGACTATCAAATACACGCGTTGGTCGAAGTTTACTTAAGAAGTACAAGCAAAGTGAAATTCGAGATATGATTGAGAATTATAAAGCAGAAGTAAACCAAAAGAAATTGGTTGAAGTTTCTCAAATGCTGTTTGCGAAAAGTCCACAATATCAACGTCTATTAAGATACTTTTCAGACATGGCATTATTCCACCACATCTTAAAACCCGTTAAGAATATTCGCAGTATGAAGAGTACGAA